CGCTAGTACGCGCTGTAGGGTCGCGTCAGTTCCGCTCGGAATTTTCGCTATCTTTTTCTTCAATTTCTACTGCCTTAGAAAGGGAGGAAAACGGCATTTTCAAGGGGTCAGCCGGCTGAAAATGGGGAAATTCTCGACACCCCCCGGGTCAAAATTTCGCAGTCATGTATCCCTGCCCTGGGCTTGGGTCCACTGCATGTAATCGCGTAGAGATTTGATACGGCCCCATACTGCACATAATGTCCTATTTGGTAGCTACACTCTGTGATAATGCGAGGCAGGGAACGCACAGCGCGCGATGAAAGGGATCATTAGCCACGGGTAAGGCCGCTCGGGCTTTCGCTGCGCTGCGCCGTGAGGGAAGAACCTAGGCGGGGCATTCGCTGTGCAGACCAAAGGCACAGAGCACGACGACCACACAGCGGAAGTGCGCGGCACCGACACCACAAGCGGCGAGCCGAAGAGTAATTCCCCAGCACATTCCCGCTGTGCCAACCACCGGCAGACCGGCGCGCACGGGCCAACGAATGCCCCGCTGTGAGGTCAACACCTAGCGCCCTATGTACGCCGTACGCCAACCACCACAGCGGGGCGGGAATGCTTCGCAGACGACCATGCCTCGGGTAACCATAGTCGCGGTAACCAGGGCGGCCACCACCTACTATTGACTAGTAGGTGATGCCGCTCTCGCCGTATGCCCGTAGGGCTAGAAGGACGGGGCCACCAGACCGGTTCCGGTTATCACACCGACGCTTGCCGGGAACCGTAGTGCCATTGCAGCGAAGCTGTACACGCGGAACAGCACACCGAGCGAACCAGCGAAAGGCTGCTCGAAGGCTTCGATTCGCGGCTCAGTGCCACCGGCGACGCCTTCCCACAGCATCACGTCAGAGGCGCGGAGAACGATGATCGCGTCCTGGTTCGTGCCCGCACCAAGGTTGGTCGGAATCGACGCATCGGTGTAGACAGGGACACCCATGATCTTGCCGACGTATCCCTCAGAAACCACGGCGCCATTCGTGCCGTACACGTTGACGCCGGACGCCTCGGGATTCACCAGCGGACGGAACTGGTTATCCGTGGCAGCGGCAATCCAGGCCCAGCGCCTCGGGGCCATAATGATGGCCGTCGGCGGGGCGAATCGCGCAGCGTGAATCTGGGAAATCAGGTTGGCCAGGTTGCCCCACAAACCATTCGCGCCGGTAACGGCCGGAGTGGCGGCAGTCCACGTAAGCGAGGTAATTCCGGTCTGGTTAAGCAGGCCCTTTAGCGTGTTGCCCGTACCGGCACCGTTGAGCACCTGCGAGTCGAGCACCTGGCCGTACTGCGCGGCAAGGTCGCTCATGACGACCTGGTCGATAGCGCCGGGCGACATTTCCAGCTCCTGCACACTGACAACCTGCTGTCCAGCCAGGGTGATGACCGGCGCGGTAACACTGGACGAGGTGATGTCAGTCTGCGAAATCCCAGTGAGTTCCGTTGCCTGCGACGCGACAGACGAACCGGTCGCAATCTTCGGAATGCTCACGGTGTTCGTGCCCGTCGGCATCGGCATTGGCGCCAGAAGATCCGCCGTCGGACGCCCCGGGCGGGCAAGCTGGATCCACTGGTCAACCAGGTACTTCGGCGGGATAAAGGCGGCACCGGAACCAGCGCCAGTGGTAACGCCCCGCGCCTCGCTAGAACGGCGCAGACGATCAGCGGCGGCATAATCGCCACTCCGCGCGGCGTACATGTCACCAAACCAGGAATGCTCACCGTCCGGGCGGTAGGGGCCAGGCTCGTTTACGGTCGTGGTCATTCGCGTGTTTCCCTTGCTGTTCGGTGCGTACTTGCCTGCCGTAGACGCGGCGGCGTCGTCGGCCGAAATCTGAATTTCGAGTTCCTCGATGCGGTCGTCAAAGGCCCGAATGTCGGCCTCTAGCCGGTCAAACTCGGCGGACTCGGCGGCGTTTAGCGACCGCTTTTCAGCGGTGGCCTTATCGAGCAGCGTGCGCATGCGTTCGTGCTCGGCCCTACGCTTAGTGCGCAGATCGACGACCATTTCTCGCTTATTCACTCAGTTTCCTTCGTGGGTGCGGGAATCGGGGGCAGGGTTGCCGCCCGAAGCTCGTTCTCTCGGTCTCTCTCAGCGGCAAAGCCCTCGGCCAACTCGGCAAACTCGGCATCCTCGCGCGCGCTGATCGCCAAAATGTCCATTCCGAGCGCCTGCAACAGCGGGTCGGCACACGCGGCGAGGGATGCGGCGAGCCTCATACGACGCTCACGAGGAATTGGCGCTACGGCGCTCTCAACGTGCGTCATCGAGCGCCCCGAGTTTCTAGAGCGGCATTCATCGCCCAGCGCGAAGCCTTGGTATCCCGTAGGGCTGTACCGGCGTCGACGAGAGACGCAAGGTGCCCTAGAAGGGCGTGAGGGGCACCCTCGGGCGATACGGGGCCGTCGGCCTCAATGCGGGCGAGAACAGCCGCGACAATGGCGTCTAGGCGGTCTCGGAGATTGGGCACGGTGGGCGGATTAGGCATTGACTCGGTTCCTTTTCGAGATAAATAAAAAGGCCCGCTCGTCCAGGACACCATGGGCGGCGTGTGTCCAAGACGAACGGGCCAAGCAATGGGGCGGAGGTGCTAGGCACACTCGACGCCGCGCGCTGCCGCCAAGCATGCGCAAAAGGTGTTCCGGTAGCCGCGCGCTGAACGTCGCGCCCCCTGGGTATTAGGCGCGACGCATTACGGCACGACTACCGGAGAATTGGGAGGCAACAGCGCTGGTGGCGTGAACAAGCGCGAACAAGCCGCCACCCCTCGGTAACCCTCCGAGGTGCGCTGTTGCCATCGGCGGTTTCCCGTCCGCCGAGCATGAAAGGGAATGGTGCGCGAGGCGCAGCTCTGTTCCCTATGTGTTTCTAGAGCGCAATGGCTTAGCCCAAATTGGACATTAGTCGGTTTCCGATTGCATCAATTCGGTAACGGCAGCCGGCTCGGGGGTGTCATATCCGAGAATTAGCGCCCGAATTATGTCCAGGGAACGAAAAACCGTGTTCCTTTCCGCGAGGTTGCGGGGCACGGGAATGTGGTCCTCAAGAATCAACAGCGCCGAGGTTCCGGCAAGGAATGGGGTTGCCATGGTGGGCACCTCCTAGTGACTAGTAGGTGGTAGGGCCGCTATAGCGCCACGCGTTCAGCGCGCCTAGCCGCTCCTCACACGCGGGTATTGCATGCGGCGTGCACATTGGCTCGTATGCGTGGACGTCGTCGCTGTACGGGAGAACCGCCGGGCCCTCAACCTCGGTTATATCCGTGAGCACCCATTCGATGGCCTGCTCTGCGCACATGGCGCACGCGTATTCGTCGGGGTCGCCCCGGAAGAAACGGACCTTGCGCAGCGCGGTAACGACGTCCTTTGCCGCGCGAGGATATTTCCGAGTCCACTGGGTTAGCAGTCGGTCGCGTTCCTCAATGGCAACGCGCAGTGCCTTTCCGGACAGCTCACCATCAGACATGCGCCGCACCCCGCTTACGGGCGCGGTATTCGGCGGTCTTACAGCGGTTTGAACAGAACTTGCGCGGTCGCCCCTGGCCGGTCCAACCGGCAGACTCGCCGCAGTGCTCGCACAGTACCTCGCGGCGTTCTTCAGCTGCGTACTCGGCCGCTTCCTCCAAATCGTCCTGCATGCTTTGGCAGTCGCGTTCGGCTTCCTCGGCGTAGTCGCACCAGCGCTGCCGGGCGTTCTTGGGCTGGAAAGCCTCGCCGCACAATTCGCAGGGCTTTAGCTTGGGCAGCGCGGAGGGGTCCTTACGCGCCCGGTAGACGGCCTGTCGGCACGCAGGGGAGCAGTAGCGCTCCTGTTTGCCTGAGAGACGTTCTCCGCAGTGCTCACAGTCTTCGCTGTGCTCGGTCCAGGCGTAATAGGGCATGGGAAAACTCCGTGTGGTTGTCTGAGAATGCAAGTCGCCCCCACACGGGCGACCACAGCGCGGACAACCACGAACGCGAAATGGCACACCCGTGCGGGGGCAAGTCAGGAAAGGGCGCGCATCGGCTCTAGGTGGTTGTCAGCCGAGGGGGCGCTACCCTCGTGCACCACTAGAGCGCAAGGGTTTACGAGGGGGTGTTCCCAAACTCGTGATGCTGTTACGGGCTCTCGTTTTCCTTTAGATGTTCTACGTACTTTATAAAGTGTGTAACACGACATTGAGATTAGGAACATCCCAGGTCGCAGCCGTCCTCCCCGCTGTGGCGCTGCCGAATCGAAAAAGCGGCTTTCTGGAAAATCTCACATGGTGAGACGAAAGCCCCTTTCCTCGTCGCATTTTGTGACCCTGATCACTCCGCGTTGCGGACATAAGAGTGCCCCGGACAGTCGCATGGACTATCCGGGGCTGATTGATCAGACCAGCGCTAGGCCGTTCTTTCGCTTCGCCTGTTCCTCGGCGTAGATACCGAGCATCGCGAGTCGCTTTGATTGCAGTCGGGCATCGTTCCCGAGGTTGTCTCGGAATGCGCGGGCGAGTGCTCCACGGTGGGACTTCTCCGAGGCCCACGAAAGGATCGCTGATATGAGTTGGTCGGCTGCCATGGGGAAACTCCTTCTCTCCGGGCGGTCCTCTTGCCGCGACACCTAGAGCGCAGCTGTTTACGTGATGCTGTGCGCCCGTCTGACGGCCTTGCGTGGCGCTCTAAGGCCCTGAGTCCACCTCGACTCCCCGGGGCCCCCAGTCGGCCTTACAGCGCTGTGCGGCGGGAACGGGGAAGCCTCGGCCGATCGACGGCACCGGACGAGTCTCTCTATGTTACCCGTGAGTAACTTTGATGGATATCGCAGGCGTGCCGACGAAAGCCCCTCGACGCCCTGTGCGCCCGCCTGCGGGCATGAAAAAGCCCCGCCGGGCCGAGGGGCCTAGCGGGGCTGTTAGGGGCTTAGACGGGTGCCTAGTCGGCCAGTACCGCCGGATAGCCCATCAGGGCCGTCTGTAGGGCCTCTAGCCGCTCTATGCGCTGCCGGAGTCGCGGTGAGTCCTCACCCGCCATCACGCGCGCCCACAGCGCTTGTGACTGCTGCTGAGCTTGCCGGAGTTCGGCAGCGCGGAAGGAAGCGATTTCGTCGCTCATGCCGCACGCTCCTCGGACTCCTCGGCCACTTCCGCCCACTGAATCTCACAGCGGGAGTGGCCATCGAAACGGACACCCTGTTTCGGTGCGCGGGTAACCGTGATGCTGTCGACGGCCAGGCCGAAAAGGTCGCGCCGCAGCGATTCGCTAGCGTCCTCCCATGCTGCCGCCGCTTGCCCGTTCAGCAGGAACGAGATATCGACGGCGCCCCCGCTGAGTGCGCTTACGCGTTCCTCGGCGGCATTCACGCGCTGTTCCGCTTCCTGCTTTGCGGGCATTCGGTAACGCGCAGAACGGCCGGAGTAGAAACCGGCGCGGTCGTCGGCGTGGAACCGCTCTAGGGCAGCCTCGGCGGCTTTCAGCGCTGCCATGGCCTCTATCAGCTCGGCGGATTCCTCGGGCCGCGTAAGGGCCGTCCACCGCTCGGCAACGGCAACCGCTAGCGGGTCGCCGAGGTCGGCATTCGAAAGCCTCGCCAACCACCGGTCGACGGCGTACGCCTCGATGGATTCCCGCCAGGCTGACGCCGGATTGGTGCAGGCGCCCCCAGAGGCGCGCAATTGGCAGTTGTACGACTTGCCGTCGGCGACCATGGAATTTCCGCAGCTCGCGCAGCGCAGACGACCGGCGAGGAGTGCCTTTGCGCGACCAGGGCGGGGGGTGTTGTCGATGATTTGATGTCCGCTGAGAACTCGACGGGCGCGGGACGCCAATTCAGCCGGAATCATGAGCGGCAACACGTCGTCCTCGACGCAGTGCACGCGTTCCCCGGACTCTGTCAGGTAGTGAACGGGCGACTTGTGCGACTTCCCGCCGGGCGACACAGTAAGCCACCCCTCGTGCACCGGGTGAATCACAATTGCCCGTATGGCGTCGGCACGCCACGTCTTGCCCGTCGCGCTGGGGATTCCCTCGGCGTTCAACGTCCGGGCGAGGGAGCGGGCAGAGGTTCCCTCGGAAATCTCGCGGAATACGCGCTGTACGAGATCCCAGGGCGAGTGATCGCACCCCTTGCGCCGTGCCGTATCCGGCGAGAGTCGACGCGTGCGCCCATCGGCGACGAGACCGAACGGCGCGCGGGCGAGCCAACGGCCCTCGTTGCGCTGCCGTGCCTTTGTGCTGCGCACGTTGTAGCTGAGTCGCTGGGAATACTCGCGTGCGTCCTCGGCGCGCTGGATGATCCATCGGCGGTCACGCTCATTGGACGAGTCGAGTTGCTCGTAATCGAAGATGACTCGGGCCTTACCGAGAATCGGGCCGATTGCCTCGATTCCTTTTCGGCTGAATCGGTCGAGGGCATAGCACCACAGCGCGGGAACCTCGCCGTCGAGAACGGCTTTCATGGCGGCGTCGTATTTGGGCCGCTCGACGTCGCTGTACGCCGACAGATTCTCTTTCCACACCTTGCGCACGGCGTAGCCGTGTTCGTCCGCCCACCGGCGCCCCCGTTCCTCTTGGGCACGCAGCGATAGGGCGTGTTCCCCCTCGCGGACAACCTTGGATTTGCGGACCAGCAGATCTACTTGCACGGCAGCCATGCGGCGCCCCCTCTGACCAGGCGTTTTCCCTCACCGACTGGGGAGCGCAACGGCTTACCAGGGTGTTGGACTGACACCGGTAGACCCTACACCCTTGCAGCTAGGTGCGGCATAGCCTCTGACCAGCGACTATGCGTCGTCCGACGCCGGTAGCGGGTCGACCACGAACGTCCCTAGCCCTACCTCCCCGCGCGTCCAACCCTGCTCACGCACGTACCGCATGGCCTTTGCCGCCGTGGCATTCACGACGCCGAACTCTTGGGCGATCTCCAGCGTGGACGGCACACGACTACCCGGCGGATAGGTCCCGTCCTGAATCCGCCGGACGATCTCCGCTGCAATCTGTCGCCACAGCGGGCGCGTGCGATCAAGCTCCATCCGCCCAGCGTGGGTGACTACGGGATTCCGCGCATCCGTGGATAACCGTGGATAACTACGGGTACCGTGGTGGGGCGGATACAGAAGTGCCCCGGCGACGCTGCGAACGTCCCGGGGCTTGGCCGATCGCTACAGAGGAGCGAACGACAATGCGAACCCTACTTGCGCTGATTCTCAGCGTGCTACTGCCCGCCCGTGGAAAGCGCCGGACGGAAGCCGTGCCGACAACGCCAGTCCGAACCCTTCCCGCTCCGCACCCCCAGCGTCCGGCGGACCGCATCTGGGCGGATCACCTTCCGCTGGTCCGGCCCTACGTGATCGCGCACGAGCAAGCGCAAGAACGGCAACTCCAGCGGGAACGGCGACGCGCGGCAGTAATGGCGACCCTCGGGCAGGACTACGCCCCGGCGGTGAACGCGTGAGGCGCCTCGGATATGACGTGGGAACCGGGAAGCATGCGTTCGCCGTCACGGAGCCGGGCAGCCCGCTCGACAAGGCTGCCGACGTGTTCGCGCTGGAAACGGCCACCGTATGGCACACCCTCGCGGCAGCGATGATCGGCGGGCCCGAACTCAGCGCGGACGAGGCGAATTTCGTTCTAGCGCGGGTGGTCGAGTCGCTGGGCGAGGTGCTGCCGCTCGCAGCACGATGCGTCGCCGACAATCCGGCCGCAGATCTCCCGATGTACGCCGACAGCGGACTAGACATCGGGGCGGCCATGCGGGATATGCAGCCGTAAGCGCCCCGAACACACAGAACGCCCTCTAGGAAACCCCGGGGAATGGTCCGGAGCCCTAGAGGGCGTTCTTATTGCCGCAGGCCGTTACAGCGGCAGCAGGGGCCGACATGCTAGGTACGTTGTTACCCGCCGGTAACAAACTAACCGGTTCTAGGCCACGAGGCCGCAAGCGGCAGCGATATCGGGGTGCAGCCGCCAATACTGTTCGATGGTCGTGAGCGCGTTACCGCGCGAGATATTGCAGCGCGCGTGCGTCCAGCGGACGTTATAGCCGTGGTCGCCTCCGCCGAGAGACTGCGGAATCAGGTGGTCGGCGTGTGAACCCGCCTCGCTGGTGATTACCTCGCCGCACAGATAGCAGGCCTGGCCGACCGGATCACCGTGGGTTGCACGGCAGACGAATCGGTATGCGCCGTTGTCGCAGTCACGGCATCTGCTACGCAGACCGTCTACCCGGCAAAGATCCAACGAAAACGCGGTTTCGGGCAACGTGCGCCCGCACTTACCCCCACAACGCTTGGTTTTCGACGAAACCTGAACCCGGCCCCGATTGCGCTCGATGTTTCTGGCGAAGCGCGCGGCGTTGTAGGCAGCCTTGCGCGCCCTAACCTCGGGGTCGGCGTAGTACTCGGCGTTGTACCCGCTGTCGCACACCTTGCACGCCGACATGTACCCGTCGCCCTTCCGGTAAAACGCCGCAAGACCCTTTACAGCGAAACACGAACCGCACGCCCTTGCCGGAACGCCCTTAGCGCGCATCCGGCGGTTGAAGCGCAGCCGCGCTTTCTTGTCGGCAAGCATGTTCACGCCGCCACCTCGGCGAGTGCGGCACGAATGCGCTGTGCGCGAGCCTGCCCGATGCGCAATTCCGCTTGCAGAGTGCGCAGCGACGCGCCCTTACCCGTGCGAGTGCGTATCTCGATATCCAGCCGTCGCGCTTCCGGCAACAGCGGGTCGGCGGCATCCGGCACAACATGCAACGCAACCGGGGCGAGCGGCGCAGGAAAGCCACCAGCGGGCACCTGCGGCGTTGTCGGCGCTTCAATGGGCGCAGATACCGGCGCAGCCTCGAAAGGCGCCACAGCGGGCGCAGGAACGCGCAACGCGTGCACTCGCCACAACACCAGCGGGCCGAGTGCGGATACGCCGATAACAACCGGCACGGATGCGGCGAGGAAATGCGCACTCACTAGGTGTGCAACCGCATTCACGGCAATGAGTGCACCGACAGACGTTGCAACCTCGCGATGCGCCCGCAGCGCACGGACGGAATACACGTCGAGGGCTACAGGGAGTGCGGCAGCGACGGCCCTAGATGCGCCACACGCAACCGCTAGGCCGTATTCGGCGCTCGCTGTCAGCACCAGGGCGGCGCCGAGGGCGAGCCAAGATAGAAAGTCACGCGATTTCATAAATTCCTGCCTCCAAAAACAAAAAACCCCTCGGGAGTTCACGGGAGGCAGCCGCGTGAACTCAACCGAGGGGCAACCCGACGTGATCAGCGCCGGGGGCTTATGGTGTGTGTGTGTGCGACCCTGCCTGGTCAACATCACTAGAGCGGGGCGGTTTACGCGGCGCGCTCACGCTCGACGTAGGGGCGCAGGGCCCGTTCCATTCGGTCTAGCCGCGCTAGTACGCGCTGTAGGGTCGCGTCAGTTCCGCTCGGAATTTTCGCTATCTTTTTCTTCAATTTCTACTGCCTTAGAAAGGAAGGAAAACGGCATTTTCAAGGGGTCAGCCGGCTGAAAATGCGGAAATTCTCGACACCCCCCACCCCATAATTTCGCAGTCATGTGTCCCTGCCCTGGGCTTGGGTCCATTCGGACATTCCGGACAGAGATTCAGTACGCCCCCCTACTGCACATAATGTCCTATTTGGTAGCTACACTCTGTGATAATGCGAGGTAGGGAACGCACAGCGCGCGATGAAAGGGCCATTAGCCACGGGTAAGGCCGCTCGGGCTTTCGCTGCGCTGCGCCGTGAGGGAAGAACCTCGGCGCGGCATTCGCTGTGCAGACCAAAGGCACAGAGCACGACGACCACACAGCGGAAATGCGCGGCCCCGACACCACAAGCGGCGAGCCGAGGAGTAATTCCCCAGCACATTCCCGCTGTGCCAACCACCGGCAGACCGGCGCGCACGGGCCAACGAATGCCCCGCTGTGAGGTCAACACCTAGCGCCCTATGTACGCCGTATTGCCAACCACCACAGCGGGGCGGGAATGCTTCGCAGACGACCATGCCCACCAGTAACCACGGTCGCGGTAACCAGGGCGGCCACCACCTACTAGTCACTAGTAGGTGGTGGCCACTCTTGTTAGAACGTCGGCGCGGTAAGACCGGAACCGGTCACGACCGAAATCGACTTCGGGTAGCGGTTGCCGATGAATCCGACGTAGTTGTACAGCCGGACAAAGACGCTCATGTTCGACGCGTACGTCTGCTCGAAAGCTTCCGCCCTGATGTGAGACTCATAGGTCCAGAGATCGGCCATACGCGCGACGATAATCGCGTCCTCACCCGTACCCGCGTCTAGCGCAAGGTTGGTCGGAATCTGCGGGTCGACGTACACGGGAAGACCGAGCAGGCTGCCCACGTAACCCTCTGCGGCCACAGCACCGGAAACGCCAACCGCATTGAAGGCGCCGTTAGCGTGAGGCACCACAAGCGGACGGTTCGAGGCGTCGGAAGTCGCCGTGAGCCAAGCCCAGCGACGCGGGCTCATGATGATGGTGTCCGGCGGGAGGAAGCGATTCGTAGAAATAAGCTGAATCGCGTTCGCAAGCTTGCTGTACAGCGCGCTTACGATCTGCGCCTGAGTCGGCGTGCCGGTCGGCGTCGGGAAGTCGACGGCGTTGATACCGGCGACGTTCATAATGCCGGTCGGCTGCCCGGAAGTGCCGGAACCGTTGAGGATGAGCGAATCGAAAGTGGCGCCATAGGCGGCAGCGAGATCGCCGAGGATCACCTGATCGATATTCAGCGGGCTCTGCTCGATGAGCTGCAAACTTACAGTCTGGCCACCTGCCACGGTCGTAACCGGCGAGCTGACGCTAGTGGTCTGCATGTCGGTCTGCGAAATCGCGCTGTTCTGCGTGCTCTGCACAGCGACGGAAGTACCGCCGGAAACGCGGGGTAGGTTGATAGAGTCGGTGCCAGCGGGCAGGGGGGCAACGTTGGTCAGGTCGACAGTCACGCGACCAGGGCGGGCCAGCTTAATGAACTCGGACTCGATCCACAGAGGCGGCACGAACTCGCCACCGGCGCCATTCGTGGTCGAAATCGCGCGGCTTTCAAGCCGAAGCTTGTTATTCCGCGCTAGCCGGTCCGCAGCGTCCCGGTCGCCCTTATGGCGCGACATGTAGAGGTCACGGAAATACGACTTGTTGTCGTCCGGCCGGTAGATTTCCTCGGCTCGGGTCACCTGAATACGGGAGGTGCCGGGCATGACGTCGGTGCGACGCTCAATCATCTTGTCTCCGTTGCTGCGGGGTGCGTACTGGCTTGCCTTAGGCGCGGCGGCGTCGTCGGCCGAAATCTGAATTCCGAGTTCCTCGATGCGGTCGTCGAAAGCCCGAATGTCGGCCTCTAGCCGGTCGAATTCGGCGGACTCGGCAGCATTTAGGCCGCGCTTTTCCGCTGTGGCCTTATCGACCAGCGCGCGCATGTGCTCGTGCTCGGCCCTGCGCTTAGCGCGTAGATCGGCGACCATTTCACGCTTATTCAAAGCGGTTCTCCTTTACGGGAGCGGGAGGCGGAGGGAGTTCCGCCTCAAGCTTTCTGATCTCTCCGTGCCGCTCAGCGGCAAAGCCTTCGGCCAACTCGGCAAATTCGGCATCCTCGCGCGCGCTGATCGCCAGAATGTCCATCCCGAGCGCCTGCAATAGCGGGTCAGTACACGCGGCGAGGGCGGCGGCGAGGCGCATTCGGCGTTCACGAGGAATGGCGCCAATGGCGCTCTCAACGTGCGTCATCGGGTGGCCCGAGTTTCTAGAGCGGCATTCAGCGCCCAACGGGAAGCCTTGGTATCCCGTAGCGCCGTACCGGCGTCGACGAGGGACGCAAGGTGGCCTAGGAGGGCGTGAGGGGCACCCTCGGGCGTCACGGGGCCGTCGGCCTCAATGCGGGCGAGAACAGCGGCGACAATGGCGTCTAGCCGGTCGCGAAGATTGGGCACGGTGGGCGGGATAGGCATCGATTCAATTCCTTTGGATACGAAAATGGCCCGTCCCGCAGACACCAAGGGCGGCGTGTGTCTGCGAAACGGGCCAAGCAATGGGGCGGAGGTGCTAGAGGCACCCTCGACGCCGCGCGCTGCCGCCTAGCATGCGCAAAAGGTGTTCCGGTAGCCGCGCTTAACGTCGCGCCCCCTGGGCGTTAGGCGCGACGCATTACGGCACGACTACCGGAAGAATTGGGAGGCAACAGCGCTGGTAATCCGTCGGAGCACGACCGGATTACCCCTCGGTTCTAACCCTCCGAGGTGCGCTGTTGCCATCGGCGGGTTCCCGTCCGCCGAGCATTGGGGGAATGGTGCGCGAGGCGCAGCTCTGTTCCCTATGTGTTTCTAGAGCGCAAAGGCATATCCCAAATTGGACATTAGTCGGTTTCCGATTGCATCAATTCGGTAACGGCCGCCGACTCGGGGGTTTCATATCCGAGAATTAGCGCCCGAATTATGTTCAGGGAACGAAAGACAGTGTTCCTTTCCGCGAGGTTGCGGGGCACGGGCAAGTGATCCTCGATCGCCAACAGCGCCGAGGTTCCAGCAAGGAATGGGGTTGCCATGGTGGGCACCTCCTAGTGACTAGTAGGTGGTAGGGCCGCTATAGCGCCACGCGTTCAGCGCGCCTAGCCGCTCCTCACACGCGGGTATTGCATGCG